ATCTCCCCACATCGTTTACGACCAAATGAGCCTATCAGACGAGGCTAGCGAAAAGAATCTACTCATACAGCTTGCAGATAGAGACATAATATCTCATGAAACTGTACTGGAAAGATTTAAAGAAATACCAGGTGTTGAAAAAATGAGATTAAAAAGAGAAGACAAGGCTAGAGATAAAGAAAATCTCCCAGAAAAAGCCAGCCCTTTCCATAACCCTAACCATAATCAAGATCTTGAAAAAATAGACAAACAGGGTGAGATAAACGAAAAGATCGCAGATAAAAAAGATTCAAATAAGCCCGTCAATCCAAACGGAAGACCCCCAGCAAAACTAGACGAGGGACCAAGAAAGAAAAGGGTAGACACACCTAAATCAAAACCCGGCGTTGCTGAATTTTTAGTCTGGACGGAAAACTCTTACGACAAGATTTCATCTATTGCTAACAAGGGATACTTAGCAATTAAAAACAAATCAACAATGAGAGAGCTTACAAGATTAGAAGCGGCAGAGCTAGAGTCCTTAAAACTAGATGTCTTGTCTAATGTTGAGCCTATGAGCGATTTTGATGAAAGAGATATTACCAAGATTATAGGGTCTACCAAGAAAATGCCAAAAACTCTTTCAGAAAAACTTAAAAAAGAAAAAATAAACATAGTAGACATGAATATGCTAACTTATAAAAGACACGCTGTTTCTTCGTATATAGAGCATTTTCTACCCAGTTAGAACTTGTTTTATTAAAAATAAATAAAATTCGTGTATAATTCATAGAGGCAAAAATGAAAAAAAACATAAAAGTATTCCAAAAAGAAATAAACGACGGCATTGGCGAACTCGTTAAGAGTACCGCCAGTGTTGCGTATTGTTCTGAGGCTACTGTTAAAAAAGGCGAACTAGCGGTTGCTAAACAGGTGATCTCTAACGCAGACGTTCTTGAAAGGGTGGTTGCAGAAAACAAAGACCAAGCAGACCTATATTATTTAGAGTCGGTTTTGGTTTCCTGTGGTTGGAACAAAAACGACGATGTGTTCATGCCAGAGGCAACTTGGGCAGCACGTAGAACTCCAGAAGATAAACAGTTTAACTTTATGCACGATGAGAATGATATTATCGGGCATATTACTGGTAGTTATGTCTTAGGTAAAGATGGCAAAGCTGTTTCTGACGAACAGGAAATGCCAGAAGACTTCGATATAATTACTCAAGCGGTTCTTTATAATAGCTGGACGAATGAAGAAAACAGAGAAAGAATGACAAAAATTCTTTCTGACATAGAAGAAGGCAAATGGTACGTTTCTATGGAATGTCTATTTGCAGGATTTGATTACGCGCTATCAAACGAAGATGGAAACAAGAAAATATTAGCAAGAGACGAAGAGTCTGCTTTTCTAACAAAACATCTAAGATCTTACGGCGGGACCGGAGAATACGAGGGATATAAAATTGGCAGAGCGCTAAGAAATATCTCTTTCTCAGGTAAAGGTCTAGTCTCAAAACCCGCTAACCCAAGAAGTATTATTTTAAAAAGCGTAGCTTTTACTTTAGATGACGAAACTAATTTCGATGTAGGAGAATTTAACATGTCAGATAACTTACTTGAAAAGCAGTTGGCGGAAGTTCGTGAAGAACTTGCTACTGCTAAATCTGAAAACGAGGCGATTAAAGCTCAAATCGAAGAAGCAAAAGATAAAGAGTTTGCTTCCAAGGTAGAGGCTTTTGAGTCAACCGTAGAAGAAAAAGATGGAAGCATTGCAGAACTTGAAGAAAGCATCAAAAGCTCTCAAGCTCGCGTTGCTGAACTAGAGGATGCGTTGGCAAAATCTCAAGAAGAACTCACCGTTGCCATGAAAGACATGGACGCGATGAAGAAAAAAGAGAAATTGGAAAAACGCAAAGCAGGTCTTGTAGAGGCTGGCTTGACCGAAGAAGAGGTCGTTGAATCTCTCGCTAATTTCGACTCTCTTGAAGATGAAGCTTTTGAGGCTGTTGTCGCCTTGATGAAAAAGAAAGACGAGAAGAAGAAAGAAGCAGAAGCTGCTTTACCCCCAGCTCTTAAAGAGGCCATCGAAAAGAAGAAGAACAAAGAAGGTAAAGACAAAGAAGCAGATGCAAAGCCTAAAGCTGGTGAAGCAGAAGCAGAAGTCACTCCAGAACTTCTTGAAGAAGTTCAAACAACAGAGGCAACTCTCGTTGTCCCCGAAGAAGAAGAAGTTAACACAACAAGAGCTAGCATCGAAAACTGGCTTGAAAACAACGTCCTTACTAAAGTTAAATAAACAGGAGATTAACTATGGCTCTTAAAGCAGATAGATATGAAGAATCAACTGACATCAGTCATTTCTACAATGAAGGTGTTGCAACTCGCGGAGGCTTGGTTGTCTTAGATGCTGCTCTTGCATCTGGAGCTGCTATGGATCAAGGTGTAAACCTTGTTAAATACGCTCAAGCAACAGCTACCGACGTTCCCGTTGGAGTTCTTCTCAACGATGTGGTCAACAAAGACCTCACAAGAACACACCTTAATCAATATAAAGATGAGGTCCAGAAAGGTGGAAAAGTCACCGTTCTTACTCGCGGTTGGGTTGTTACTAACAACATTACTGGCAATCCTAGTCCCGGTGACGTAGCTTACCTAGACGAAACGACTGCTGGAAACGTTGTAAACGGAACCGACCTTGGCGCTACATCTGGAGCAATGGCTGTTGGTCGATTTATGACTAACCAAGATTCAGATGGCTATGCCAAACTTTACGTAAACCTTCCTAACCTCGGTTAATAAATAAACAGGAGATAAGATATGACTCATAAAGAAAGACCAAGTGAAGAATTTTTAAACGTTCTTCGCCAATCAGGGGACGGAAACTTGGAGGTTGCGCAGGCAGCTCAAAGAGAATTCGCCGTAGCTCTGGAGACACCACTTCGCAAAGGCGTTTTGGTTGGTAACATTCTCGGTAACATTTTCGAGAAAATTAGTGTAGAGCCGGGTGGAAGCACAGAGTATCCACTTGACTTGATTAGTCCGGGACTTGAGGGCGAGCATGTTGCTTACACCAATCCCGGTCACGGTCGTATTCCTGAGCGCGCGGTTGAGAGTGACTACGTTACGATTCCAACCTACAGCATCACAAGCTCGATTGATTTCTTGCTTCGATATGCTCGCGAAGCACGTTGGGATATTGCTGGTCGCGCCATGCAGGTAATGGAAGCTGGCTTTACTAAAAAGATGAACGATGACGGATGGCACACACTGCTTGCTGCTGGCGTTGATCGCAACATCTTGGTTTACGATGGTGATGCAACCGCTGGCATGTTCTCCAAGAGAATCGTCAGCTTGATGCAAACTGTTATGCGCCGTAACTCCGGTGGAAACACAGCTTCGGCAAACAGAGGCCGCTTGTCGGACCTTTACGTTTCACCAGAAGCACTTGAAGATGTGCGCAACTGGGGACTGGATCAGATTCCAGATTCCGTAAGAGCCAACATCTACAACGCAACGGGCGAAGGTCCAGTCACCAACATCTTTGGTGTAAACCTTCACGATCTTGATGAGCTTGGCGAAGGTCAAGACTATCAGAACTTCTATACCAATGCTCTTGGTGGAGCCGTTCAAGCAAGTGACCTTGAGCTTGTTATCGGTTTAGACCAAGGCCCAAGCGATAGCTTTATCATGCCAATGAAGCAAGATATCTCTATCCACGAAGACCCAACCATGCATCGCCAACAGAGAGCTGGCTGGTACGGCTTTGCTGAACTTGGCTTTGGTGTTCTTGATAATCGTAGGATCATCTTGGGCAGCTTCTAATTTATATTAGATTGTATATTATTCGAGAAAGGCGGCTCAATTGAGTCGCCTTTCTTTTTATACCTTCTGTCTATAAATGTGTATAATACTACATACATGTATAATCTAGGATTTATTCAAGGAGTCTAAAATGGCTAATATGTCAGATTATCTAGAATCTGGACTGCTGCACCATGTGTTCCGTGGTGAAAGCTTTGCAAAACCCACAGGTATGGCTATAGCCCTAACCAGTGGTGTTCCCGTAGAATCTGGGAACGCTTTTAATTTACTGGGAAGACCAGATGGAACTAACAAAGGGTTTCTTCCAGAAATACCCAGTGGAGATCCGTCTTTAGGTGATACGGGGTACGCTAGAGTAAACTTAAATCCACCAGACACTCACGGCAATGCGACTTGGAAGTTTGCTACAGACGAAGAGTTTGCTGTCGGTAGTGGATTCATCAAAAATTGCAATACAATATACTTTGGAACTGCCCTTACAGAATGGGGATGGGTTTCTGGAATAGCGCTATGCGACGACCAACAGTGGGGTTCTGGCGCGCTGATAATGCAATCTGCTCTAGATAATCCTAGGTACGTATACAAAGGAGACTCACTAAAGTTTGATGCGGGTCAGTTAAGAATTCAATTTAAATAAGGTTAAAAATGACATCTCTTTCCAGATCAGAGTTTACCAGCTTTATAGAAACAACTCTTCCAGACAATTCCAGCAGAGAGATTTCTGCGTCTGATTTGAGATCTAGCTTTTTAAACTTAGCAGACTCTCTAGACCTATTTAACAATGACGTTCAAATAGTTTCTTTAAACGTGGGAACTATAGATACAAGGAGCGTTTACGCTGGAGACGAGTCTCTTATTAGAAAAAATTCTAATGGATTTGCATCCGAAGACAACACAGCGGTAGGTCATGCATCCCTACAGTTTAGCTACACCGCTTCTAGAAACACAGGTCTTGGTTCATACGCCCTTTCCTGTAATTCTATGGGCAGCGATAACGTTGGAGTAGGTGTAAATTCTGTTGGAGGTACAACGACTGGATCTGGAAATATTGGCGTAGGCAACTACACGTTAATGTCCAATAAGACCGGCAACTTTAACATTGCTGTTGGTCACGGAGCTGGGTATCTTTCAGAAACAGATGACGAGTTTAAGTTTTATCTAGGTGTTTACCCAGACGCTAGCGGAGACTGCGACACTTCTCACGTTGGTTTAAACAAATCTCCTCTTTTATATGGAGATTTAAAAACATTACAACTGGCTATTGGTGCTTCTGGATTTAGAGGCTCTGAAAAACTTGCTGTTTCTGGCGATATTATACCTTATGAATCTGGCGTTAATTTTAGCTTAGGTTCTGGAGAATACAGATGGAACGCTCACGTAGAAGATCTCTACATCAGCGGAAGTGTTATATCTCAAACTCCACTGCATCAACTATATATTTCTGATGGAGAGTCTGCTGCTGACCTCATAGCTAGCGCAGAGACTGTTACGGTTAGCGGTATTAGCGGTATAAAAACAGACTACGACGCATCTTCTAATCTAATGAAGGTTTCGGCTCACCCCGTATCAGGATGGGCAAAAAACACCATAGAGCATTATGCCGACGTAAGTGGAGTTGCCGTTAGTGGCTGGAGTAGGGCTTACACTGACGCGGTTGCCGCCGCTGCTGGATCGTTTACAAAATGGATAGTAGCGGACCAAGAGGGCAATTCAGAAGATGTCACGAACAATACCACTGTTTTGTTTAGCGGCATAAGCGGAATAGCTTCTGAATATGATCAGTCTTCAAACATAATGAAAATTTCTTCACATCCTATCTCTGGATGGGCGCAAAACACAATAGAAAATTATGCTAATTCAAGTGGAGTTGCGGTTAGCGGTTGGAGTAAATCCTACACTGACTCTAATACCGTAGACGTTAGCGGCTTTGCTCTATTCAAAATGATAGAAAAAGATGCGATTCTAAATGGAAGTATGATAACCAGAGACTCTGCCGTTAGCGGCTGGGCTGACTCTACTATTTTACGTTATGCGAATATAAGTGGAGTTGCAATAAGTGGTTGGACAACGAGCGTTAGCGGATATTTTGAAGACAATTTTGTAAAGAGTATAGCCGGTGGGACTTACTCAAAATGGATCATGACGGATGGTGAGAACAGTAAGGATGTTGAAAACCTGCAAACTATTGAGTTTAGTGGGATCTCTGGTATAAGTACTAATTT